ACAGACATACCCGTTAAATTAAGGATAAGACTCACAAGTGAAGACCTTGATCAGTTTTACTTAAGATTCGCTAATAGATTATCCTTAGCTGATTCCCCTGATAAGGACGCATTAGCTATTTCATTAGGTCGTGATCTATACAACCTCGCTGCCCAACGTGGGAGCCGTAATGAATGGTATAACCTAGGCACTAAAATATTAAATAATGCTAAGGGTAAGAAGTTCTTTGAGCTTGAAACCTTTGGTGTTCAGAAGAGAAGGATGCGTAGTCGTAACTTTGGAAAGTACTTTGGTCCATACTACGATACCTTCTCTCAGAACCTAAGAATAACAGATACGCGTATCCAAGATTATGCCAAGCTTAATCGCATGGTTGATCTAGGACTACGTGTAGGCTCTGTTAATGAGAACACTAAACTTCTGATACGTGAGAACTATAAGACATATCAGATATTTGAAGGACTTACTGGTTACTACGATACTCGTATACCAATAACGTCTACTAGTAGCTTTAGTGATTTTCCTGCAGAGCTGATTGATAAGAATATGGTAGATGCGCTTAATTGGGCAGCTACAGCTAGATACAAAGTAGATCCTGACTTCTACGACTTTACACAGAAGCTATTATACTTTCAAGATGATAAAGGCAAGGCGCAGTTCTATAATGACCTAAATAAATACAAGGAATTTATAGCGCAACGTGGTGATGCCTACGAACGTATAAAGGCAATGGACTGGCTTAGAAAGAGCGACTCAGAGTTTGGTAATATTCCATTTCTAGACCACCGTGCTCGTGTATATGAACGTGGATTTATTGGACCACAATCAGGTGAGACATTTCGACCATTCTTAAATACAGCTAAGCCTGTAATGTTCGATGCCGATGGCTATCGCAACCTACAAGATCAAATTGGAGCCTTTATTGGTGGTACCTCTGATGAGTTAGAGGGTAAGTATAATTCTATGTCTGTACTTGGAAGACAAGGGTTAGCTAATTACTACAAGCGCACGCTTATCGATATCGGTAACCAGATGCGTAGTGGTAAGCCTAATGACATCAGAAAGATACTTGAGTCTAAGTTTCTTGCTGCCTTTGACGGAGAGGAACAAGGTAAAGTCCTAAGGTATGCTATTGAGAGTGCTAAACTAGACGAATTTCTTGGTGGTGATTATAGCGCTAAGAGTCTTGCTAAGCTAAGTAACTATAGTATGTCATTGGCATTGGAACAAGATGCTAGCTCTAGTGGTGCACAGATCATTGCGCTTACTACTAGAAATAAACAATTAGCTGAACTTAGTAATGTAGTGCCGACTGATCAGAAGAAACGACTATATGATGAGATTGCACATCTTACGTATAATGATCCTCGATTCAAAGAGATCAATCGTAGATTAGGGCTTACGGAGAAGGATCTTCGTAATGCTTCTAAGGCGCAAAACATGGTTACATTCTATGGCGCAGGCGAACGCACAGGTATTATGAATGTGGAGAATAAGTTAGCTAAGGTTTTAAATAAACAGGATAGCATACTCGTCGTTAAGGCGGCTGAACGTGATGCTGTGCTAGCTGAGATAAGCGCTAGAATGGCTCGCTATGAGAAATACGATCAGGATATGTATCAATCTCTAAAGGCGCTTAGACAAGACGTAAAGGATATCTTTAATAAAGGTCTAGACCCTGGCAATCAAATAATGGAAGAGTTATACTTCCTAGAGCCGAAGACTATGGACTTCGTAGAGAAGCTTACCAGAACCTATGACAACAAGGTGACACCTGCAGACTTCAAAGATATAGCACTTATAATGAGTGAGAATCTAAGAAGCCAAGTTCCTATCTTAAAGGACTTTACTAAGTTCTTTGGTAGGCTTGCTGATGACTACTTGCAGACAGCAAAACCATCTAAACCAATCTTAAACAAATTGGCAGACAAAGCAAGAGTTAGTCTACTTGGGCCACAGAAACAAAAGCCAGCAGATGTACTCAAAAGAATACCTGGGTATACACCTACTGGTGTACTCTCAGAATTGTTGTATGGCGCTCGTGTAGAGAAGCTTCCAAAGAAATGGACTAATGTGCCATGGGTCAACTTCGACGGCAAGGTAGTAGAACAGAACTTTACTCAAACTTTTGAAGAGAGATTAGCCTATCAGGACAGTGAAGGTAAGTGGATAAATAATATTGTCCAAATACCTCAGCGTACAGATCCAACTTGGTGGGATGAACTAATAGGTAAAGAAGGCACTATCAATGATATTGCTGATTCAAACAAAGCTAGAACAGCCTTTGCAGTAAATGGTAACCATTCTAATGATGCCACTATTGTTAAACGCTTCTTGCAATGGGGTCGTAAAACCAATACCCAAACATCAACAGTTCATGATGCATTCTTTACTAATGCAGCTGATATGTTAAATGCCAGAGATGCCCTTCGTGGTATCTATGGCAATGCAGTTGAAAGTAATTCGATTCGAGATACCCTCGATGAGATGTACAAGAGAGGATTGCCTTATACATTGTATAGACAATACCTAAACGAAGCCATTGATATAGGTCTAATACCCGTGGTAGGACGATCGAAGATTGATGGTAAGCTAGTCACAGAAGCAGACATACTAACAAAGAGTGACATCCTAGCACCAGTAGATCGGTCACTTGGAAGTAATCATTATTGGTATGGTGTGGGTTAACAGGGCTGTGCCCTAAACAAATTAAACAGGCTGTGCCTGAGAGGAAAGAATCATGCCCGAAAATTTAACAGCTGAACAAATAGCTGCGAAAGAAGCTGCTGAGAAAGAAGCTGCAGATAAACTTGCCGCTGAAAAAGAAGCTGCTGAGAAAGCACGTCTTGCTGGTCTTACACAAGAACAACGAGATGCAGAGCGTATTGAGAAGCTTGCTGCTGAGAAAGCTGCAGCCCAACTCAAGGAAATTAAAGAGAATCTTGACAAGTCGTATGCGGCACGCGATGCAGCCGAAAAGAAAGCTGCTGCATTGGAGAAAGAGAAACGTGATGCTGAACTTAAGCGTTTAGAAGAAGAAGGCAAGCATAAAGAGGCTGCTGATCTTCGAATCGCTGAGAGGGATGCAGAGATCAAAGCATTGAAAGAGCAAAACACGACCTTGAGTCGTGACGTTGCCGTGCGTGAAGCACTTCGTTCGCTTGACTTCCGTAATACTAAAGCCGCTGATATCGCCTTCAACGAAATCACCAGTGAAATGGTGAAAGACGCTGCTGGTAATTGGATTCACAAAAGCGGTGTAAATGTGTTGGATTATGTTAATACGACGTTCGCTCGTGCTGAGGATTCGCAATTCTTGTTCAAGCCTAAATCTTCTGGTGGAGGCGGTACAAACGATGGCAGTGGAGACACTGGCAAAGGTGCACCGGCTAAAGATCAAAAATCACTCTTCGCTATGAAGCAATCTGATGTCATTAAAATGGCACAAGAAGGAAAGCTTGGTAACGGAGGAAATACATTACCCTATTAAGGAATAACAAATGGCGCAAGCTCCTGTAAACTTTACCTATGCATCAAGCGTGTATGCACTCCAAGCGGCTATTTCGGCCTACTCGGATGAAGCGTATACGACTGCCAAGAAGCTTTCTGGTACTGGCATCGTAGGTGATAATCCCCTGATCAACGTTGATACTGAGACCTTTGTTGGTCAACTGCGTTGGTTCAAACCGTTGAACCCGACGATCAACATCGCTTCGCTGACCAACGCGGCAAACGGTACAGCTACAACGTTCGGTTCGGAATTCTTGACCTACATCAAGTCTGTCCGTACGCATGGCGCGACGAAAGTCAATCTGTCCGAGGTTATTACTAAGGAAGATGGTCTTGCTAAGATCGGTCGTGACTTTGCTGAAACGCGTGCACAAGACGAGCATAATGCTCTTCTGGCAGTGCTGCGGGGTGTTGCTATCTCGGAACTGTTGGTTGGTGCTGCTTCGGCTTCTACTGGCTACACTGGTTATACTGGTCTCGCTGGCGGCACTGGCCTTGGTGGTCAAACCTATACAAATGACCCTGCTGATCCTAAATATGGTTTCTATGTAGACAACGGCTCAGCACTCCCGATTATCGCCGCGACTGCAGCTATTCAAGGTGCCGCTCGTGCTGAGATCTTCTTGGGTTCCATTGGTCAGGCTTGGAAGGATTACGAGCCGGAATATGCTTACTTGATCACCACGCCTCAAATGATGGCGTCTCTGCGTTCGGCCAATCTGGTCGACGATGAGGGTGTTCAAGAAGCGAACGTTATGTTTAATACCATCTTCGGTGGTAAGTTCCGTCTGATTCAGACTCGTGCTTCGTTGGCATTGGGTTCTACCCTGCTGACGAAACTCAATACGGGTGCTGGTGTGGACGTTACTACGACATCGAACATGTCCTTTATTGTACTGCCTGGTGCTATTGCGCAGAAGCCGTTGAATATCTCTGTTCCTACTGAGATCTTTCGTGACGGTCGTGCATTCAACGGCGGTGGCTCAACGGACATCTGGTATCGTTGGGGTTATGTCAATCATCCGGCTGGTTACAAGTGGAACGGTTCTGAATCGCAATTTGCGGCAGATGCGGACTACCAACAAACCAATACGTCGGGTACGTTGGCTGACCTGTCGGCTACGACTATCACTGCTGCGACTCAAGGTGTCTGGGTGCGTAAAGCTTCCACGGCGCTGTCGCTCGGTATCCTGCCGATTCTCCACGGTTAATCTTTAAGGACACTTATGGCTCTTACCAAAGGTACAAATTCATACGCTACCGTGGCCGAGGCCGACACCTACTTCAGCGATCGTATAGACGTAGCGGCATGGACTGCTGCGGATTCGACCCAAAAGGCTCAAGCATTAGTTACAGCCTCTGGGATTCTAGACGATCGTCCTTGGACTGGTGTCGCCATAAGTGAAGACCAACCTTTAGCATTTCCCCGTAATGGGAGCTACTTTGATCCAAGATTAGGTACATTTGTTAGCATGTCTAGCAGTGTGCCTAATCGTATCTTCGTGGCCTGTATAGAGCTGGCTCACCATCTCTGTCAAAATGATGGTCTACTGGATGATACTGGTCGCTCTAAGGATTTGAAAGTAGGATCAATTGAATTGACAACGGTGCTACCACCTAACCTCATTCCTCCTAATGTAAAGAGGATGATTAAACCGATACTAGTTAATGGCGGTTCCGCCAACTGGTGGAGGAGCAATTAATGGGATTTAAAAGTCTTATTAAGGCACAGGTTAAGCAAGCGTTCAATGCCATTAAAGACTTGGCAGATGATGTAATACTAACGTCTAAAAACGTAACTGGTTATAACTTTGGTGACAATACAGTAGCAGCCACAAGTATCACAACTAAGAGCATCAAGGGATTGCTTGTTGAGAAGAAAAGAGATTTTCCTCGTAGTACAAAAGAGCTTCCTGTAACTAAGAGTATGCAGATGATATTCCAGGCTGCAGACCTTGATGATCCTGATGTTTATGATACTATAACAATGTCAAACGGTGACGTTTGGCGAATGGTTCCTCCATATAAGAACGATGGTTTTTTGATTACGGTTGATGTTGCAAGGAGTACATGATGGGCAAGTATACAAACTTGTACGCTGATATATACTCCATATTCGACTCAGCTCCGTGGAAGAATGAGGGCATACCAACGTTTCCCTCAAACTTCGTTGGAACAGTTGTTGGTGATACTTACTGTAGAGTTAGCATATTAGCCAATAGTACTACAGAACGTATAAATCCTCCAAAGTCAGTCTTTGGTCAAATGATAATTGATATATTTATTCCTGCAGGTGGCGGTTCACAACTACTAGCCCAAATCGCAGATAAGCTAGATAAATATCTGGCGGGTAAAATCGTCAATACTACGTCTGGTGGCTCGACCCAACTGAGGGTTAGCACACTTGTAGACATGGGTAATGATAGAGATAACCCTGGTCTGTATCGAGGTCAATACTCGATACCCTTTAACTTCTTTGGGATATAACACAAATGGCTCACATTTCTTCCATTGGTGCTGGTCTGTTCTCGGATCTTTCCGTTTGCATGCCCGCGTCGGCTCCTGCGTTCGCTACTCTGGACACAGCGGCTGAATATCAAGCCTTGTTTGCAAGTGAAATTGCATCGCAAGGTGGCACGAAAGCGGCGAATACGTTCGTTCGTATTAAGAACGTTCGTACGTTCCCTGCAATGGGAACACCGCCGAACATTGTGAAAGTTCCGACCTATGGTCAGAAGACTTCACAAACTATTCAAGGTCAAGCCGATGCGCCTCAACTTGAGATCGATATCAACTTCGTTGCCGCTGACTGGGCAAAGGATACTGGTACGGTTCTGTTGGGTAACGCTGTTGGTGATGGTAACCAATATGTTTTCCGTTTTACTCTGCTTAATGCAGACTCTACTGGCACGGGCGCTACACAATATGCGTCGACTGCCGGTGGTTTGGGTACCGTGCAGAACTCACAATTCTACTGGTACGGTAAGATGGAAGCGCTGTTGATTACGCCGTCGTTGACTGACGCAAGCGTTGCTAAACTGACGCTGTCGATTCAGTCGCCGTTCTTCGGTGCTTACACGATCTAATCGATCATAGAGAGGGCATCTTCGGGTGCCCTTTCTTTATTGTTGTACATTGCTATATTGAGAAAGATAATGACTAATACAAAGTCTAAACCTTTCAGCATGGAGTACGTAATTCGCACTACTGTTAAACATATTCGAAAGAGTGTGGATATCAGTATTAAGAAAACCCTCGAACGAATTGCTGAATTCGATAACGACAAAACGAAGTCGGACGAAATCTTTAAGACACTTGCCAAACTTCATACATTGAAGAAAGATGTCGAAGATTTTGAATCTAATCATGGAGTGTAGGTGGTCAATATGACTTCCACATTTAACCTCCCAAAAACAGGAAATAAAATGGCTGACGACGTTAAACCGAATCGCTTTATTGGCGCTAAGGTTACTAAGAAAGTGAAATTTATGGGTCTTGATAATCTGGAGATCACAAAGCTGTCGATCTCGCAGGTAATGAAGATCCAGGAGCAGGTCAAAGCACTTGAGGCATCTCAATCTGAAGATGACAACCTTAAACTGTTGGCTTGTGTTATCCAATCAGGTGCGCCTGAATTGGCCGGATTACCGCTGGAGGAATTGTATAACTTCTCGATGGACGAGCTTACAAGTCTGTCTGCTGAGATTATGAAATACTCCGGCTTGGGAAAGGAAGCGGCAAAGTAGAGCTAGATGTCGAGGAGATAGAGATCTTCGAGCTGGCCTATAATACGCATACCACTGTAGCATATATAATGACTGAGATGTCCTACGAGGAGTTTCAAGGTTGGCAGAACTACTTTACCCGTAGGCCTGTTGGCTGGAGAGAAGACCATAGGGCGTCCCTTATTATGCAGGCGAGTGGTGCTAAGATAGAGGCAGAAAAGATATTTCCATCACTAGCAATGATTAGACGCGGAACAACTGCAAGCGCAGACGTGTTGAACCTTAAAGGCTCAGCAATGTTCCAGAAGATGATGTCTGCTGTTGGTGGAGATAGCATTTTGGATATCCTTGGAGAAGAGAATGGATCTTAGTGAATTTGATAAGGCCTTCGCTTCAGAGAAGGATATTGCAGTTAAAGAGTCCTGTAATTCATTCGTAATGGCACTTGCTGCTAATACACCAGTTGATACAGGTCATGCTGCAGCCGGATGGGAGATTAAAGCTGATGGAAAGAATATCCTCGTCACAAACGATGTTCCTTATATTGATTTTCTAAATCAGGGAACATCTAAGCAAGCCCCAGCCTACTTTGTTGAAAAGACAGCTCTCAATTTTGGAGAGCCTTCGGGGACAATTGTAGAATACCAGAAGTAAATTGCAACAAGCCCCTATTGAGGACACAATCCTAGATAGGGGTTTTTAATTAAGGACTATTATGGCTATAAAGATTAGAGTTGACACTGATACTAGTCAAGCTCAATCAGACTTAGACAAATTAAAGTCTCAGGTAACTAGTATAGCAAATGCTGCTAAGATTAAGTTGACCACTAACTTTCTGCAAGCTAAGAATGAAGTTAATGACTTAGTAAACAGAATGAATGCAATGGTAACAACTCGGACTGTAACCATAAAGGCCGATTCGAAAGCTGCAACTCAAGAATTAAACAATTTGAACCAGAAGGTGTCTCAGGTAGTTGGCACTAAGCAGCTAACAGTTAAGAGTAATGTCGGTGATATAGCTAATCAAGCCAAGACATCTGGGGACGCAGTAAATAAACTGTCTAGTAATGTCAGTGGATTAAAATCAGAGCTTCGGAGTGCTGCTGCCGAACTAGGTCTATTTGTAACGGCTGCTGCAGGGATAACCGCATTCATTACATACTCTGACCAATTGGTTAAGTTGAAGTCTAATCTTAAACAAGTCTCTGGTGGGCAGAAAGAGCTTGAGGATGGCTTCAAGATTGTAAGAGATGTTGCACTGTCTACACGAAGCGATATCTCTGAGATAGGCGTACTATATCGCAAGCTTGCTACCGAATCTAAGAACCTTGGTGCTAATCAGTATGAAGTAGCAGTAGTCACACAGAATATTGCTAGAAGTATTGCAGCCTCCGGTGTAAGTGCGCAAGTAGCACAGGCCGGTCTTACCCAATTAGGCCAAGCATTATCTGCTGGTCGGTTGCAAGGGCAAGATCTTCGTGCAGTACTTGAGGACATTCCGACACTAGCACAACAAATTGCTAATGGTATGGGAATCACTCGTGACCAAATGCGGTTGCTTGCTCAAGACGGCAAGGTAACTTCTAAAGAAGTTTTCTATGCGTTGCTTAAACAGACTGAATCCATTAATGGTGAATTCAAGAAAACTGGCGTAACTTTTAGTCAGGCTTTCACAAACGTAGGTAACTCTGTATTCCTACTCTTTGCAGCGTTTAAAGGCCTCAAAGACAATGGTGCTGGCATCCCTGGTATCATTAATAACATGGCATTAGGTATCGCTAAATTTGCAGCAAACCTAAACTTTAATATTTCTAAGATGTACTTCCGGTGGGCCGACTTCCTTGACTTCATTGCAACAAGTCTAGACCCCATAATAAATAAGATTTCCGGAATGTTCGACAAGATTTCTGTTCCTGTGAGTCTGAAGATTGCATATCAGAAGATAAGCACAGGCGATATATTTGGTTCACTTGAGCCTATTAAAGAACAAGTGATGGCGTGGCTTCATACGATTGAGCGTGGTTTCTTCTGGCTCTATGATCGTGTTATTGGTCACTCATGGATACCTGACTTAGTTGAAGGTGTAATAGAATGGATGAGTAAACTCCTTTCTACACCTCTTGATTATGTCAAACGATTTACACACTTCGTAAGTGAAGAATTTAAATCAATAGCTAATACTAAGATAGACCTCTCCAAGATATTTAGTTTGGATGGCGACTTTAGATTAGCTGGAGTACTATTAGGTGCATTGCTGATTTGGCAAACGGGTCTTGCTAGGTTTTTAGTTACTAGCATTACTAGTGGCCTTCTTAGCGCGCTTAATGTATTCGTATCCTTATTTCCAAGTGTATTACAAACAGCAATCACGACATCGATAAAGACTGGCTTAGCTGTTGGTGCAGCGGCCTTCTCGTTGAAAGGTTTGTTTAGCCTTACAGATACTAAGTTATCTACTGACTATAAGAGTCAAGTTACGCCTGCACAACGAGAACAACGTAGTGGGACAATCTACGGCGCAATCCAGAATATGGTCGATGTATTGAAACAATATCTTGGGCCAATCCTGTTGAAGATGCAAGACTTCTGGGATAACTCTTCGAATCCTCTTGTGAGATCCATCAAGCAGATCTTTAGAATGCCTGATACTGTGCCTGTCGGTCCGAATGAACGGACTCGTCCTTCTGGCTGGTTTGATGACGATGCAGGGATTGGTAAGAGGACAATGCGTGGTGTTGTCAATTTGATTCCTGAAAACTTTCAGATACCAACAGTTCTTCTAGGCTCGCTTACAGCTGTGGCTGGAATCTTCCTGACAATGACTGGACCATTACGTACGATAATGACCTCATTGACTGGCCTATTAACTGCTAAGGTATTAGGTGCAACACAGGACGAGGACAAGCTCAGTAACTTCATCCACAATACATACTTAATGATCTTTAAAGGCATAACTGAAGGTTGGAAGTTTCTTATTGGCGAGGGTATCTTTGGGCGTGATGGTCTTAAGGACAGCTTGTATGTATTAGCAAAGATGGCACTTCTCTTCAGCGCTGGTCGGGAATTCCTTGCAAAGACTGCTCTTGGAACATTAGGTGCGCCTGCTGCATTAGCTAATACTGCTGTTACTAAGATCGAAGCTAACACACTTAACAGTGAAGTCAAACGGGGATCGCAGGCAATAGAGACTCTACGCAACCAGATTGATACTGATAAGCGTGTATCAGCTGCACAGTTGGCTAATGCTAAACTTGTAAATCAAGGTGCTGCTAATCAACAGGCTATGCTTGGTGCGTTAGCTGCAAATAATGCACAACAGGCAAATATACAAGATCGCTCTATCCAGCTTCGTAAACTAGAAGCGGATAACGAAAAGGTCAAGGCAAAAGCTGCACCTTTAAATAAACAAGTACAAGATGCAGCTGCTAATGTTAAGGCAGGCGTTACCTCTACTGCTACTTCTATAGGCTCTTTATTCTTTGGAATGTCAGGTCTGGCTTTTGGTAATGAGATAGCGGATGGAATGGCCGCAGATACACCTGCATGGCAAAAGGTTGGGGTAGTCATAGCTACTGCGGTAGGTGGCCAGACGCTAGGTGCACTGATAGGTGGTGCTGTAGCCTTTGCCATTAATACTGTAATTGGTGGTATTGGGACAGCACTGGCATTTGCCTTCCTTAATCCTGTAGGTGTCGCTCTTGTTGGCATTGCAGCAGTACTCATGGCTGCTGCTAATTGGGACTCCGTTGTCAAGGCTTTTGAATTTGTTTGGACGAAACTTGAAGCAATCTATGCAGAATATTGGCCTTTGCTTAGGCAACTCTTAAATCATGCATGGACGGAGTTTAAGAAGGCATTTGATGATTCCACTTCTAAACTAATGAAAGCGTATGATGATAGTAAGTTTTCTGATACTATCTTTAATGCTTTAGAGCGCGGAGCTGCAGCGGTTGGTAAGGCGATTGGTAGCGCAATGCGAGATGTAAGAGATGCTAAACCATTTGCGCCATCCTCGGAGACATTGGCAAGCAGAGCAGAAGTTGGTGTAGCTGCACCAAGTATTGTAGATCCACGTACACATAAAGTAACTAGCGAGGCTATTACTCAAAGACCAGACGAAGGCCTATTCAATTCCATGTATACTGGAATTAGAGATTGGGTAGAGAGTCTAACTACAAGAGAAGCATTAGGTGCCGGTACAACAGCAGCTGGTCTATCATTAGCTATCTTTAAGTTCGGAGGTTCAATTGTCTCTGGAATTAGTGGAATGTTTGCTAATGTAGTCCTGCCTGATTTTCTAATAGCGACTCAATTATGGGGTGGCATTCTCATATCTCGACTAGGGTTATTACTAACAGGTATTGGTGCAGGTGTTGGTACACTAGTCACTGGTGCATTAGCCTTTCTTGGTATAACAGTGGCGCTGCCAGCATCTGTGGTCGGTGGTATTGCGATTGCTCTTGGCACCCTGATCTATATCTTCTGGGATAAGATTCAGAACGCACTTAGTAATATGACGCCATCATTTGTGAGTAGCGATGCTAAAAAGGCAATTGCTAGTATAAATGAACCAACCTTTATTTCAGCAAAGAAGTATGCGACTGGTGGTATGGTTGATGGCTCTGGCAATGAAGATAATGTGTTGGCCTGGCTAACTCCAGGTGAGCATGTTATTAAGAAAGATATTGCTGAGTCAAATCGTTCTGCGCTTGATGCAATTAATGCTGGTATTCTAGATCCTAAAATGGTGTCTGGAATAATGGGGCTTGGAAAGGCAACTGGGCTGGAGGCTTCTCGTGGCAACGTTTCAGAAGCTTATGGGGATGTTCGGAGACTCAAGAATCAATTTGACTCTATCCAATCAGTTATTAAATATTATAATGACCCTATATTCAGTGGTAAAACTTCGGCTAATCTACTACTTGACTATCAGCCAGACTTAAATACATACTGGTTCAATCCCGCAAAGCCTTCTGCTACCATTCCACCTATGACAAGTGGAACGAGTGGCTCTAGTTTCTATGAAGCTTATCTGCTTAATCTCCATGAGATGGGACATGCATTTGACTACGCTAAATTTATTAGTGAAGGTCAAAACAAAGGCAGGGGTGTAAATGACATTATTACCTCTTGGAATACTACCCCTAGTATTATTCTTGAGAACAATGCGCAGACCTTTGCAGACCAGAATGATATCTTTAAGAACCGTGATGATACTACCACAAAGGCTGCCCTTAATACATTCGAGATAGATCACTATATCCGTAAGGAGTTGGAGAGTATTCCAGCGGTAATTGCTGCTAAGGCTAATATTACGCGTGAGACTGTTACAGCCGCGCTAGACGCTATCAAG